CTCCTCGAAGATGCTCAGGAAGAGGTAACAAGGCAGTTTGAAAAGGGAGATATCGGCGAAGAACAGTACCGTGCCTTTGAGCGAGAGCTTGAGAAAGCAAGAGCCGAGACCGAGAAGTTAGGAGATCAGGCAGAAGATGCGAGCAAGCGCATCGACGAACTGGGCGGAGAAGCCGGCAAGACATCGGGGGACCTCGACAAGATGGGGAATACCGCGGAGAGCTCTGCCGAGGGCTTCACGGTCCTCAAGGGAGCAGTTGCACAGCTCGCAGCAGACGGCTTTGAGAAGCTCATGTCCTCTGCGAAAGAGGCATGGGAAGAAATCGACGAAGGCTATGATACTATCATCAAGAAGACAGGAGCCACAGGGCAGAACCTTGAAGAACTTCAGAGCGTTGCTGATAGCGTTTTCGGTGCCCTTCCTGTCGAGATGTCAGATACCGGCGCCGCCGTAGGCGAAATAAATACACGTTTCGCAGCAACGGGCGACGAGCTCGAAAGCCTCACAGCGTATTTCCTGAAATATGCCGAGGTAAATGATACTCAGGTTGCAGGCAGTGTCCGCAATGTTTCGGGCATAATGAAAGCCTTCCAGGAGGACACAAAGAACACAGGAAAGGTCCTCGATACACTGACCGACGTTGGACAGAGGACAGGAAAGGACCTCAGCAGCCTTGAGTCAGAGCTCCTCAGCAACTCCGCAACCTTTAAGGAGCTGGGACTTGATATCAGGCAGTCCGCCGAACTCCTCGGACAGTTCGAGGCAAACGGCATCGACACATCAACAGCTCTCGCAGGCTTGAAAAAAGCACAGCAGGAAGCGACAGCCGACGGAAAGACGATGACGGAAGCCCTCGGCGAGACCATCGAGCGCATCAAGGGAGCTAAGGACGAGACAGACGCTCTCCAGATAGCGACGGACCTCTTCGGAAAGAAGGGCGCCGCTGCTATGACTCAGGCTATCAGAGAGCAGCGCTTCAGCCTCGACGATCTCACCGCAGGCTATGACGATATGCGCGATGTAGTATCCGATACTTTCGAGGCTACTCAGGACGCTCCCGACAAGGCAAAAGTCGCGCTGAACAACCTCAAGCTTGAGCTTGCACAGCTCGGCGAGGCTGTTCTGCCGAAAATTGAAAAACTCGTCAGCAAGGGAGTTGAAAACCTCCCGAAGATTGAGAAGACGGTGAGTGATATGCTCCCGCTTATCAAGGGCGTAGGCGCTGCCTATGCCTCGTGGAAGATAGCCAGCACTGCGCTGAAGGGGGCAGAAGCTGTCAAGGGACTCGCCACGGCCATGAAGACAGCCGACGGAGCGCAGAAGCTCCTCAACAGCTCTATGCTTGCAAATCCTGCCGTAGCAGTCACAGCAGCAATTGTCGGCCTTACCGTCGCAATCGGCGCTCTTGTAGTCGCTCAGAAAGAGGAGACGGATATATCTGCCGAGGTCGCTGAGCAGTTCCGAGCGGAGCAGGAAGCCGCAGACGCTGCCCGCGAAGAGATCAAAAAGATGAAGGACGATTTCAACGATCGCGCTCGCGATATCGAGAACGAGTCCAAGCGTACCGAAGACCTCTGGAAAGAGCTCGACAGCCTCGCAGATGCCTCGGGCAAAGTCAAGGACGCTGACAAGAAACGAGCCGAGTATATCCTCGGTGAGCTCAACAGTGCTCTCGGTACCGAGTACACTATGACAGGCAACCAGATTGAGAACTACAAGACGCTTGCGTCAGAGATTGACAAGGTGATCGAGAAGAAAAAGGCACAGGCTCTTGTCGATCAGTACATGGCGATGAACTCGGCAATGATGCGTCAGAACGCAGAAGCTCAGGCGAACTACGAAAAGTACGATAGTGAGTATACTGCTGCAAGAACCGCCGAGACAGAAGCAGAGAGGAATTTCCGAAGAGTAACCCAGAACTGGGATATAACAGCGCAGGAGTACCTCGATGCGTATGATTGGGGAGCAGGAACTAAGGAAGGAGCGGAAGCAGCCCAACAGTGGCTTGATGCTACGCAGGCAAAGATGGAAGCCGGAGACCTGCGGCAGAATGCAAAGCAGGCATTCGACAGCACTATCGACTATATGCACCGCCTTGACGATGCAGAAAAAGCCTTTGCCGAGGAGAGATACGACGATGTAAAGGATATCCTCTACACAGAGAAAAACGCGAATAAGGAAATCCTTGAAGATACAAAGAACAGCATCGACAAAAGGGAAGAGGCATACGAAGCTCTTCTCAAAAAGACATACTCAGATATAGAACTCTACTCCAAAGACTGGCGGCAAAAAGAAGCTGACGCCATTATGCAGGAGATGAAGGAGTCGGTAAATGCAGCTCAGCTTATAGGTGTCGATGCAAATGAAGCCTTCGATGAGACTTTCCGCGAGAACGTGCAGAAAATGCTCGATGACGGCTTTGACATAACTGAGCTTGCTAAGTGGGCGAAGGAAGCAGGACTTGACGTTGGAGATGTTTTTCAGGAAGACTACACGAAGATAGTTCAGGATCAGCTCGACGCAGGATATGATATCACCGAGCTCCTTCTCTGGGGCATTGCGAGCGGTGAAAACGTCGGCGGATTGTTCACGGACGAGTTCACGAAAAAGTATCAGTCACAGCTTGACAGTGGCTTTGACGTTCAGGGACTCCTTCAGTGGGCGACAGAAAAGGGATATGAGCTCGGTGACGTTTTCGGAAGCAATTTTTCATCAAGGTATCAATCATACCTCAACGATATGCTTTATGCTAACAACGACCTCATCAATGAGCACAGTATCAACAGTCAGTGGGACTACGAATATTGGAAAAATCAAGGCTATGACTTTCACGCCACCGGCGGTACCATAGGCATAGGACAGCAGGGTATTGTCGCAGAAGCAGGCCCCGAGCTCCTTCAGGTCATGAACGGCGGTATCAAGATCACTCCTCTGAGCCGCACGGCAACGAACACCCCCGTCGGAGCAGGCAGCGGCACCACTATCAACAACTACAACAACACCGTCTATGCGACGGTAAGAGATAAATACGACGTATACGGCATGGCTGAGGACATGGCGACTCAGGAGCGCCGTATAGAGCAGGGAAAAGGCAGGTGATAATATGAGTTCTTTCATCTTCAACGGTATCAACAGCGACGATCTCGGGCTGATAATCACAACTCCGATGATACGCCCTACATGGCAGCCTGAAAGGGAGTTTACAGCTATACCGGGCAGACCTCAGCAGTCATCATACGAAAAACAATGGTACCCGAACGCTGAACTTACAGCATACGCAGTGATCGCAGACGCAAGCACTGAGAAGCTGCATGATATATATGCCGCACTTCGCGGCTACGGAGTGCTGAGTATATCGACAGCACCTAACGAGATACTCTACGCATTTGCACACCTGCCCGTCCCCGAGGCTAAGGCTCTGCTCATGGCGGAACTGCCTATTGTATACGAGTGTGAGCCTTTTGCCTACGCAGCGGCGGAAAAGACTGTTGATATCACGGAGACAAATCCGTATAAGCGCGTAGACGTCGAGGGCACTGTTTTCTGCGATCCTATGATAGAGTTCGTGGCGTCACAGGCAAGTACCGATATCAACTGCAACGGCAAGGTGATACAAGTCAAAACACCGCAGGAGATCATCGGAGCAGGCTATCCGGACACATACAGCATAACGCTTGACTGTGACGCGCAGCTTGCATACTATACCCGTCCGAGCGGCGATAAGGTCGCCTGCACGGAGCTCACAAAGGGGCCGTTTCCGCGGCTCCATATCGCAGACAACTACATCATCAACAGCGGCGTGCAGTCTGCCGAGATACGCTATAGGGAGAGGTGGTACTAAGTGAGCGAGATCAAGGAGCTGACAAGTATACCGCCTATAGTCTTTAATTCGCAAGGCGGAGACCTTATAGACTGGAGTGTCACAGGAGCCGCAGGCGGCGTCGGAAAAGAGACGTCCAACAGACTTGACTATAAGCCTATAGCTCGCGGCTCGGGGCCCGGCGGCACATATACCGACGGCACCGCCATTGCAGGTGTTGCAATGAACGCTGTCAGTATCCCCGACGGAGCACCTGCCGACGCCGACCATCAGCGCTGGTATATGCTCCGTGCAAATATCAACGAGAGCGGCAACTGGGTGGACGATTACAGAAGTCCCACCTATGCCAACTGCAACTGGTATGCGAAGCTTACGGCAGGTACATACAAGCTCATTGCAGAGTGTGCAAATCCCTACGGCAAAACAGTCCGCGTGCCCAATCTTGACAGCATCTACCGCAACGACAGCGTATTGCCGGGGAATCATATCCCCAGATACGACCTTGTGGACAGCAGCGGAAATATACTCATAGAAGTAACTTGGGAGAACTTCTTCGGAAGCGAAAATCAGCGGAGATGGACCCGAAAAGAGTCCGTATTCACAGTGACCGAAGATACCGACGTGGGTGTATTCTCCAAGATGTTCCAGTATGACAGTTCCTATGCTGTTGATAATATCACGCCCTATCTTGTATTCCGCTATATGATAGTGCCTGCGGACACACCGACATCGCAGTTCAGCGTTACTCTGCCTATATCGGGCAGTCCCGTTATCTCGGGCGAGAGTTGCTGGGTGCCGCACAAGGTAACGCTTGCGCTGACTATCAGCTCAGTGGGTGCAGGCGCAACAGATATTGAGATAGACATCGGGCAGAAGCTGACAGCAGGGCAGACGATATCCCTTGCAAGCACTGGCAGAAGTATACCCACTTACTACGGCCGCAATACCATCACCTGTGACAGTGAAGTGCAGCCTACAGTATATATCAAGTATACCGAGCAGGAGCTTGTGCCGATGTGGGCTGAGGAGCGGCCTGCACAGGTGAGCATATATGACATACACGAGCCGCAGAGCGGCTTTGACCACAACGGCATTGCTATCCTTATGCCGTCGGAAGTGACGTCAGAAAAAGAGGATAAAGGGCGCTGGGATATCACTCTCACGCACCCGATAGACCCGTTCGGAAAATGGACCTACATAGTAGGACAAAACATCGTCAAGGTGAACAGTCAGCTTTTTCGCATAGATGAGACTGAGGTTGTCGCAGATGCAGACTCAGAGTATATCACAGCTCATGCATGGCACATCAGCTATGACATGAGTGACTACTGGATAGAGGAGGCACAATTCACGGCCGTCGGCGGCGAGAACTACATCACACAGCTGAACGCTCACCGCGTCAAGGACTTCCCTAATCAACAGCACATGGTCGGAGAGTATACGTTTGATATCACATCTGACCTCGAGGGACAGATGGAATGCTCTATCACCGATCAGAGCATCATCGAGTCGATTTTCGGCGCCGATAACTCACTCGTCACTCTCTACGGTGGCGAGGTATATCGAGACAATTTTCACATGAGCGTCAATCAGACGCTTGAGGGAGCGCCTGAAGGCAATGCGTTTACCTTGAGGTACGGCACCGACCTTACGAAGATATCCTTTAAGATTGATATGTCGGGCTGGGTCACGAACCTGATCGGCGTTGACAATTACGGTAACATGGTAGGCGTATGGTACGATACATCGGGCGACTGGATCGTACATCATCATAAGACAAGGCGTATCCATTTTACTTACTCAGACGAGGCAGCCGATGGCATCGAGCGTCTGTGGAAATCTGTATGGCCGTACTGGGATAGCGTGAGCACGCCGACGGTCTCCATTGTTGTGGAGGTCGCCAACATCAAGGGCGACCCGAAGTACAAGGACTACATCAACTTACAGAACTATGACGTAGGCTACAAGGGGACGATCTATGTCGAACATCTCGGCATAGATGTCGAAATGAAGATAGTCTCTATCCGCAGGAATGAGCTGACGGGCGAGGCAATACAGATCACCCTCGGCAATACCAGACGCTCGCTGATACGGCAGACAGTCATGTCGCAGACCATAGTGTCCCCGAATTCTGTGGAGGGCAAGAACGTAGCCGCCATGCAGTCGATGCAGGCGGAGCTGTACAATACTCAGACTGCGCTCATGAGTATGAGCATTGCGGGCATGGAAGCGTTCAGTATAGCGGCGCTTGAGCGCCGAACAATAAACGAACTGGAGGGAAAATAATGAGTACTACATATACGCCGCATTATAATCTCGGAAAGCAGGAAGATCACGCCGACAAGTTCGACATGAACGTCATCACCGAGAATGCAGACAAGCTTGACACAGCACTGTATGAGCAGGCGGAGGATATCTCGGGAGTACAGAACAGACAGGACAGTCTCGATACCGCCGAAGTCGCCGACCGTGCCGCACTTGCTGAGCTTATCGACGGCGGTGGAAAAAACCGTCTGCCGATAACATCTGTTGATAGTCTCAAGCAGTTGAATACCTATGGTACATGGGAGAACAATGTCTACACTCACTCAAGCGGAGTCGTATTCACAGTCAACGATGATATGTCAATTACTGTAAATGGAACAGCTTCGGGAGCAAATGCAGTTTTCATTCTTTCGATGCCGGGAGGCTTCTCAATTGAGGCAGGCAACTGGATCCTCTCGGGCTGCCCGTCAGGCGGCTCAACATCAACGTACAACATCACTATCGCGGGTACGACGTCCGACACAGGTACGACGGGAAACTTTACTTCGTGTAGCAAGGTGCTTGTAAGAATATATGTCATAAGTGGCACGACAGTAGACAATCTGACGTTTAATCCCATGGTCTGCTCGAAAGCCGCATGGGATATCTCGCAGACTTATAAGCCATACCGCCCGAGCTACGCCGAGCTCTACGCGATGGTTAAGGAGCTTCAGGGCGGCGCAAGTCTCAACTCTGTGCAGTCAACTGCACAGCCCGCAAGCATAAGCGCAGGTGATAACAATGCAGATATTATGTAAGGAGGAAAACATAATGCAGTATATAATCATGATAACAATAGTACTCGGTCTCGCAATAGCGGACTTCATCACAGGTATAATCAAGGCATACATCACAAGGAAGCTCAGTAGCAGCAAGATGCGGAAAGGAGGACTCAATAAGATAGCTGAGATCATCATCATGACGGCCACCTGCGGACTGGAAATAGGTATCAAGGCCCTCGGGCACTATTACGGTGACAAGCCCGAGCAGCTGACGCAGATAGCGGGCACGCTTGCGGCAATTGCAGTATTCGCATATATAGTCATAATGGAGATGCTCT